GCACCAATTCTACAGCCAGAAAGCGGAGGCGACAGTGGACACTCCACAGGACGGCTCAAAATCAGGCAGAATAAATCGTTCTCAAATGTGAATAAAGCACTTGACAAATCTTCTCAAATGAGAATACAGTTTAACTAGATGTTACTTTAACGGTCGGCTGACCGAAATACGGAAGCCCTCTGCAGAGATACCTTGGGATAGGTGTCACTGCAGGGGGCTTTTTTTATTGCCAAGGAGATTTAATGGCAACGCAAGTAAAGAGGTATGACTCCCTTGACCCTTCGCAGTGGATGACCAGCACGTTTGGTCGTAACGCAGAGGGTTTTTTTGTTGGTCGTGCAATCGTCACTTCCATTGGTGTTTTTACTTACAAGCATGAGGACGGAAGTATCCAGCGCGAACTTCGACTTCCAGAAGAAGTATTTGATTCAGCCAGTCTTGAGTCAATGAAACTTAAGCCGTTAACAAACGATCACCCAAAAGAAAAAGTCACTTCGCAGAATGTTCAGAAACTTTCTGTCGGAACACTCGGCAGTAATCCAAGCAGCACAAACCAAGAAAAAACATGGGATGGATATACGCCGCTGGATAAACTTACTGACGGTCTGCACGTTGCCATTGATATGACTATTACTCATGAGGACGCAATCGAAGATGTTGTCAATGGGAAGCGAGCTTTATCAATGGGCTATGAATGCGAAATAGAACCGACATCCGGCGTGTGGTGCGGAATGGCTTATGACTGCATTCAAAGAAAAATACGTTATAACCACTGCGCTCTTGTTGACGGCGCTCGTGCCGGTGACGCTGCGAGAATTCGACTTGACGCAAGCAATTTTGATATTCACTTGGATAGCGGAGATGCTGTCTATGTAAATATAACCTCTGGGGTTTCCAGGGGAGACCAAGCCATAGATCAGGAGGAAAAGACTATGAAGTTTAGGCTTGATAACGGCATGGAATTTGATGCCCCCGAGGGATTCGTTCAGGCATACGTTTCCATGAAGGAAAAAGCTGATGCCGCCACAGCGAGAGCTGACGCAGCGGAAAAAGCAAACACCGACAGTAAGGACGCGCTTTCCAAATTGGAAGCGGAGCGCGATACCGAAAAAGCTCGCGCCGATAAAGCGGAAAAGGAATTGAAGGAAGCGCAGGACGCTCTCAACGATCCTAAACGCATTGACGCGGCTATCGAAGCGAAAATCGCATTACTCGATGCTGCAAAAACAGCCGGTGTTGAAGTTAAGGGTGATATGTCCGAAGAAGCAATTCAAAGGGCAGTTATTCTTTCGGTATTCCCTGACACAAAGTTGGACGGAAAAGACAAAGTCTATATTTCCGCTCGCTTTGATGCAACAGTGGAACTTTTACAGAAACGCGCAGACGGCAAAAGCCGTGTTGTTGCTGGTGACAATTTCCAAGGTCAGCAGCACCGCGATTCCGCAACCGCTCATAACGAAATGGTTAACAAACTGTACAACTTGAGCAACAACATCGAGGAGGATTAATCCATGAGCAATAGAGATTTGTACGGAGACCCTCAAAGGGCAATTGCCGGGCAGACCCACGGTCTTACCGGACGCACAAGGACTTATTCCGCTGGTGAACAAATCTATCCCGGCGATCCGCTGTTTGGCATGGTTGGTGACGATGAGCATTGCTATCGCTCGAAAGTCAACGCTGTAACTCTTACCGCTTCCGCTTCGCTTGTCGAAGGCAATAGTGTCGCGGTTTCAATCAACGGCATAAACATTGCCGCTGTTTTATTTGTTGAGTCCGCAGCGGAAACAATTCGAAGGATTGTCAGAGAAATCGACATCAACACGGCTCTTAGCGAAATCGGTATCAACGCTTTTGTGATTGAAGGTGCAAACGCATTCTCAATCGTAGGCCCCGGGATAACCATAACCGCCGCTGCCGTTGTTACCGGCGGTGCAAGCCAGCCAACCTTCGCATCAACTGCGGACACCAACATGAAGTTTATCGGCATAGCTGAACATACTGAACTCTCAACCAGAACCGGTACAGGCTTTTATGCCATAGGCGATTCGGTTAACGTCCGTGACCTCGGCGATATCTATGCGCCAGTTGCTGATTTAGCAAACCCGATGGACAAAGAACCTGCATACATTGACCTTGCCAATGGTGTGTTCACGGATGTGTCCACAAGTAATTATGACTGCGGTTGTTTCTTCCGCAGCAACAAGCAGGACGGACTCGCTCGCGTTGAAGTCCGTGGCATGAAGTAAGGAGGACTATTCAATGTCAAAACTATCAAACAGATTGGACAAAGCGGAATCCGCATTTTTTGCTCGTGAAACCGAGTTTGTAATGACCAAGACTTTTGATGCCAAGCCGCCGGAGGGTAAGGGCTTTCTCTTGGTTCCTATGGCGAAAGGTCTGCCGCAGGGAATAACAGAAATCACCTATCGCAGATACTTCGAAGCTGGCGAGTCAAAAATTATCGCCGACTATGCCGAAGATTATCCGCGTGTTGATGTTTTCGGCGAAGAATATACCGCTAAGGTATATGATGTCGGAGACAGTTTCGGCTATTCAATCCGGGAAATCCGCGCTTCGATGCGCTCCGGAAAAGGTCTTGATGCTCGCAGAGCGTTAGCCGCTAGACGTTCAAATGAGCGCAAGCTCAATCAAATGACTCTGCTTTCTTCAACAGATTGTGGAACCTTTGGTATGTTGGACTTCCCAGGTATTACCGAGGGAACACTTCCGGCAGACGGAACCGGCGGTTCAAAATCATGGCGTAATAAAGACGCGGATCAAATCCTGCGCGATATTACCGACTTGATGAATGCCATTGTTCACCCAACCAAAGGTCAGGAAGTACCAGATACTCTCTTGCTGCCGCTTAAAACATTTACCGACCTTACCACAAGACGGCTCGGCTCAACTGAAATATCTCTCCTGAAATATATCAGGGATAACTTCCCACAGATAACAAGGATTGATTGGCTCAATGAGCTTTCGGGAATTGGCGCTGGCGGAACGAACCGCGTATTCATGGGTAAAATTGATGCCGACCATATCGAGAATCAGATTGTTACTTACTTTGAGCAACTCGATACCGAAAAGAAGGGCGGCACATACACGATCCCATGCCAGTCAACCACAGCCGGTGTAATTGTTTATTACCCACAAGCGTTTGCCTACGCAGACGGCGTTTAAGGGGGATACTGATGTTTATTAAGTATTCTCCAAAGGTTTCTCATATCAAAGTTATTCCGCTTATCCCAACAGGAAAATCGAGTTCCTTTGATAATGACACCGTAACGCTCCGTCCGGGAACAAATGAAATCAAGGACAATGAGTGGGAAGCCATTAAGCCGCATATTGAGAACCAAATCAAAAACGGCGAGATCACTCCTTTCAGCGTTCCTGTGAAAAAAGGTTCAGGTAAAAAAGCAGGAACCTTGAAGGATGTTCCGCTTGCCACGGCACGGAAAATTATTCAAGCTTGCCAAGACCCTGCAACTCTCAAGATGTGGTTTAATCAGGAACTTCCTGATGAACTGCTCCTTGTGCTTTCCAAGCGTATGCGCAAACTCAAAGTTGAACCAGATGATCTTCCCGATGATGATGCTGGTCTTGAACTCAAGGACAGTGATATCACTCCCGAAGGAAATACCGAAGCTACATCCAAAACAGACAAAGATGACATCGAAGATGAAACGTCTGATGAGGACGAGGAAGAAGGCGATGAAGATGAGTTATCTGATGAAGATGACGATGACATCCCTGACTTTGACGGCTCTGGCAAGGACGGCGGCGAATAACAATGTCTCTAAACCCCCGTCAGATAATCGAGGCAATCTGTCCTGAATTAGCGTCCAGTCCATCTCTGGATATTTTTCTTGGCATGGCGGTTGAGCTTACTGATAGGGGTTTCTTTGGGAAGTTGGCAAATTATGCGATAGCGTACAGGGCTTGCCACTTATTCACTATATCTGGCGGTGATAGTGGCGGCGGCAGTTCCGCACTTGGAATGGGTAAGATAGCCAGCATGAGCGAGGGAGGACTTTCAGTTACTTTCGCAAATGATAATTCAGTATCTGACGGCAGCGGTTTGGATACAACGAAGTTCGGAAAACTGCTGCTTGGATTAATGAGAATGCGTCCGACTATGGGCGTTAATACTGCCGGGCTTCATACACCCCGGTAATTAAATTATGGAGGCACGCACAATGGTTGAGAAAAAATACAATTACACGGCGAAGTTCAGACAGCCGCAAACAGTAGTTGGTATAAAACTTGATCCAAAAGGCGGATCACTTTCGGAAAGAAACCTCAAGGCTTTGAGAAAAGATGCATACGGTGCGTCCCTGCTGGAAAGCGGATTGCTCAAAGTTGAGGAAGTTGACGCAGCGCAAGCAGCGACAGGAACCGAAGGCGAAATAATCCCTGACTTTGAAGAGGCAGAGGAAAGTTAAAAATGGCAAATAACGGCGGTCACACTGACACGGACATGGGAATGATTGATGCATTCGCAGAAATGGAAAAATTAAAATCTATGTGTGTGAAGGTTGGAATAACCGAGGACGTTGGTATGCAACAAGAAGCAGGAAGCGCGACACTCGCGCAGATAGCGGCATGGAACGAACTCGGTGTTATGGGGCCGCCAATGAGCCAGCACGGAGCCGGTAAGTGGTTTATACCGCCACGTCCTTTTGTACGAGGTTTTGCAGACGGCAAGCGTGAGCAGATTGCGAAAACGCTTGAGAAACTTTGCAGTCTTGTTTCACAAGGAAAAATGACGGCTGATATAGCAATGGCGCGGCTTGGTGAGTTTGCGCAGAGCGGAATTAAATCTTATATCCGCACTGGACAATTCACACCTAATGCCGACTCAACCATTGCAAAAAAGAAAGGCAAGACCAGACCCTTAATGGATACTGGAACGCTGCGGAACTCTATCCGCTATCAGGTGTTGCAGACACCAGTGAGTGAGGTTAGGACTTGAGCCTTTTCAGAACTATAAACCTTGTTAGGCGAAGAAAAGCCGGAGGCGAATACGTTAGAGGGCAATGGGTTCAGGGTGTGCCGAGCGATGATCCGTTTCAAGGTTCATGGCAACCAGCAAGCGGTAAAACGCTGGAACTACTGCCACAGGGTAAGCGAAGCCGTGAGGTGTTTAAGTGCTTCGCACCGATAGGGATGGATTTTACATCTGCTGACGCTCATGGCGATGCGGAAGCGGACATTATTATTTGGGAAGGCAAAGAGTATGAAGTTACTTCCGCAGCAAAGTGGAATAACGGATTACTTCCTCATTGGGAATTGCTTTGCACAAGACCAAAAGAAGGAGAGAAATAGTTGTGGAGTCAGAAAGGAAGTACATCAAGGATAACCTTTATGATTTTTTCACGGCTATTTTATCAGACTATGGTATAGCGGAAACTGATATTCCGTTGATTTTTGATAACGAGGATGGAACGAGACCAAAAGCGCCGTTTTTAATGATTGGGTTTCGTAACACTGTAATGCCGGGTATGCCGAATTACAGCGGAGTTGATACATCAGGCGGTGGCGAAGTACAGAGCATAACGCATTACGTTAGGCGAGGTATGACGATGTACGGCTTTGGAGAGAGAGCCGTTGAAGTGCTGGAGATTATAAAGTGCCAGCTTAATGTGGGTGAATGGGTTGATGAATTACGGAAAAAGCATCTTGTTATTCCGCAAACATTCGACACCATAGAAACCCCACAAGTATTTGAAACATCGCGTGAGAATGGCGCGAGTTTTGATTTTGACCTTACATATCTAAGGGTAATTGAGACAGAACCCGGATATGTTACTGATGCTGGAATCATACCGGAGTTTAACCGGTAGATATATTTTGAGGAGGATATTATGGCTGACCAATTAGACAGAATAGTGCAGGTAACAATCGAGCGTCAAACGCGAGTACCTAGCATGAGATCGTTCAGTGAGCATTTGGTTGCTGCCGAATTTAGTCCAGTTGGAATAACGCCGGTATTTGATCCTGATAATAGGGTTCGAATGTTCGGCAGTTTGGACGAGATAGCGGCTGCCGGTTTTCCGATTGACGGATTTGTTTATCGCGCTGCTGCAAAGCAATACGCACAAACCAACCACATCGGAAATATGTATGTTGGGTGGAAAATCCCGGGCGGTGTTAGCGTAACAACTGGATTGTTAAGCGTTGCTCTTGCCGCAGGGCAGACTATCGAATGGTCTGTTAACGGTACACCGATGACTGATATTGGTTTCGACACGGAAGGCAGCAGCATTGCTTGTCTTAACCGCATGGTCGCAGACTTAAATGAGGAATTCGGAAAACTGTTCACAGCAAGAAGAATTGACGCTGTGACGATCACCACCTATGGCGCGACACCAACTATTAACGTAACTGTTAACGGCGTTGCCGCTCCAACAATGGCATTTACCACAAGGGCAATTCCTGCGGACGCAACATGGACAGAAGCTCTTAGCAAAATGAAGGAACAAAATGATGACTGGTACGCAGTATCAGTATCCGCACGGCAGATGGAAAACCAACAGCAGTGCGCATTGTGGATTGAGTCAAATACAAA